TTATTCCGGCATTTTTGTGGTATTTGTGGCAAAATTTGTGGTATTTTCATCTGTTTTTAGTGTGAAAAAAGCATCTACTTTGGACTGATTATATTGACGCAAATTAGAACTTAGATGACTATAGTATTTCAAGGTTGTATTAATATCATCATGACCAAGTCTATCAGCTACATATATAATATCCATGCCAGCTTCTACACATAAGCCTGTGTGCGTATGTCGTAGCTTGTGTAATGTCACTGGTTCAGAATTAATTGTATTACATATCTTCTTCAAAGCTTTATTACATGACGCGTTGTCAATGGGCTTATTGTGGTAAGTGATGAATAATAACATCAACGGATTCTGTATATCATGTTCTTTCATATAATCAGTATGCCATGTAAGATAAGACTGTAAATATTGAACAGTAGAGTTATCAATATAAATCACACGTGATTTTTTTGTCTTGGTATCAATGAATGTATTAGTGTACTTATAATCCCACGCTTTATTGACTGTTATAGAACGTTTAGCGAAATTAATATCTTTCTTTGTTAGTGCAATAATTTCTTCGAACCTCATACCTGTTTGCACTGCTAGAAAGATAACTGCTCGTGATATAGAATGAAAATTTGCAAGTTCTTCTAATAGTAAATGAACCTTGTCGGTTTCCATAAATTGTGCTTTTGTTTTTGCCACATCATGTCCGCTTATATGAGCGCCTATGGCTGGGTTTTTCTTCATGTAGCCTAAATGGACAGCTTTATTAAAAATCGCTCTAATTTTGCGGTGCCGGGTGTCTACAGTGGATATTGCATAGTCTACAGATAAATGATTAATAAATTGTTGATACTGCACAGCATCTATGGAATTAAGTTTTCTTTTTTCGCCAAAATAATCAACAAATTGATTATAAGCTAAGTCATATAAATTAATTGTTGATTGACTACTTTTACCTTCTTTAAAAGTTTTCATGAATAATTCGTAAAACTCTTTGAATTTCCACTCTTTTAAAGAACTACTATCATGTTCAGCTTGTTTTAATAATTTAGACGCTTTATACATTAAGTTTGTTTCACTTGTATCTGTCAAACGCTTTTCTTTCCATTCACCGTCGACTTTGATGCGCAAACGAACGGCATATTTTCCATTTTTTAACTTTTTAATTTTCATTAATAGCACCACCTCTTTGATTTGGAACGTATGTTCTTTTGAAGGGTACAGCAAACTATGTTAAAATATATTTGCATACTCCTATGTGTGTATTTGAAAACGCTTATCTCTTGCGGGGAGGGCGTTTTTTTAGTTTGTTAATGTTTTAATTGCATTCGTATAGCTATCATCCAAGGATTCCAATGCAATCTCGAACTGGTTATAATAGTAATCAATATCTTTGGCACCATCGAGTTGCTCGTTTACGTAATCTTCAATTGATGCGAGAGTAGTTATTGCTTCTTTCCAATAATCATATGCTGCGTCAGAATATTTATCAGACTTAACGTCGCTAAGCATTGAGCTCGAATGTTCAGAACTTTCGTCACTTAAATTACTAATTACAGTTAACTCTTGTTTTAAATTACTGCTATCATCATTTTTAATATCATTATTGATAGATGGAATTAAAGTATTTCTTATGCTATTTTGCATATCTTCTATGGCATTTATATTGTTTTTTTTGTTTAATGTTGGAAGGCTTTTTTCGAAATCTTCATCACTTGCAGAACTAGTGTCGTTTACATCATCATAGTTTGTATCCTTATTTTCTCCGTAATAATTTGTATTTGAGGAAGCCTCTTGTTTTTTAGGAGTTTCTTTTTTTGGGGCATCAGTATTAGTAGCAATAAAAACGCCACCTAAAAAGAATAAAAACGATAAGGGGATGACAGCTAACTTAGATATATGTTGATACTTTTTAAAATTCATTTTTCCAGACAATAGTAATAAAAATATATAAATCAATGCCATTGCGATGATCCAAAAAGAAAATATTATGAAAAAATTACTGTCAGAGATATCTGCAACGAAAAGCCATAAAGTATAACTAATGGCTAAAAAAGTTATACCTTTCATTAATTTTTTTGATCTATCATTTTTCTTAATTGCTAATACAAAGAAAACTATACTAACTATCAAACTGGCTAAAAATAACAATCCAAAACTCCACATTTTCATTCTCTCCCTTTATTTAATTTTATCTAAAACTTATAGCATGAGTGCCTAACAGGCTACAATCTGAATACTACTCCTGAAAATAACTATATACCCATTGCATTCTACAACGTTCCCATGCTTACTTTTATAATACTCGATAGAATGTTTTAAAAACTCTTCTGTGACTTCTAAAAAATCTGCAACTTCATAGTATTCTGTGCAACCTTCATAATAAGAATCAATTATTTTTCGCAAAGGTACTAGTGACTCATAGCCCCAATTTCTAGCAAGATTTTCCTGTTTTCTATCATTAACTGTTTCTTGTTTAATAATATTACCAACAGTCAAATGATGATGTCCAACTTCCTCTGCTAATGTACAGCGCATTTCAATATCATTTTGTTGAGGATTTACGAATATTCTACTATTATAGTATAATCCTTTGTGAACCTGCTCCATGTTCTTATCTTCAATGATAGTCAGCTCAGGATATTGCTCTCTGTATTTATCTAACCACATGTGTTCATCTCATTTCTTATTTATATTTTTGCTGAATAAAATCAATATATTCAAGAATTTTTTTCATATCTTCTTCTGTGGCAGCGGGATCAATGTGAGCTGCAAGTGTTGCCGCTTCTTGAGGGATGTCGTTGTCGACATAGGGGTTGTCAGTTCTACCTAAAAGATAATCTGTAGAAACATTGAAATAATCAGCTACTTTTTTTAAACTTTCTCCGTTTGGGATTTTTTTCTTCCAGGAATAAAGTGAATTCCTACCAAATCCCAGTTTTTCTTCTAGTTCAACAATGCTAATTTTTTGTTTCTCGGCTAAAAATTTCACCCTATCAAATGTAGTCATATCATACACCTTTTCATATTGGTTATGAACAATTTAAATTTTAATAAAGAAAATGGTTGACATCTAACTTAAAGTTTAATATACTATGTTCATAAGCTAATTATTTAGCTAAACGAGTCAACGAATAAACCTATAAAATACTCGTTCCCCAACGATTTATGGCTCAATTGTATGCTTATTTAGCTATGTCTAGATTCTACACTAAAGTTTAAAATTTGTCAACATTATGCTAAATAATTAGCTAATAAAGTAGAAAGGAGAATGATGTAATGAAAATACCTAAAAGACCAAACTTTAATAAAAGACCATATCCCTCAAATGAAGAGATTGAAGAATGGCACGATTTCATAACATTCGTATTGACACGTAGTTCGCTTATAGTTTCGATAATTTCATTGATAGTTGTAATTTACAGATCCTGATAAAATAGTCCACTGTTAATCAATGAGAGCGCAGCATATAAGATTATTAAACAAATTATAGAAAGGAGTGATGGAGAGGTGAACAAAAGATATTTAAAAAGAAAAAAAACCAACATTCAACAAATTGAAGTCGGTCTTTACAAAAATTATGAAATTAAAGCTAAGTATGGAGCACCGGAAATTGACCTAAGCAAAGTTAAAAGAATTGTCATAGTCTTCTAAAATAATTCAACGCCTCATCTAAAGCCTCTTGGAAGCCAGGAGTACCAATATTAGAAAAATAATCCCTGATTTCATCTTCGCTTTTGCTTTCTGTTGGGAAATTACCATCTAGTTGAACATCATGAGCTAGATCGCCTAAAGGACTATTTTCGCTAAGGTAATAAGTTATTAAAAAATCATAAAAAGTCATCTCAATCACCTCCAATCAAAAATAATTATATCACGTGAAAACCAAAACAAGAAAGGAGCAAAAACATGTCAGTAGAACATCAGCGTTTTGCGGTTGCAGTATACGCAAAACTAAAAGCAATAAATATGAAACAATCTGATTTAGCAAAAATGTTAGGTATTAGCAATCCTTATTTATCAGATATCATAAACGGCAAAAGAGACGCATCGAAAGTTAGAAAAGAGATTGCGGAAATTTTAGAAATAGATGTTGATTAAAAGAAAGGAGAATAAGAAAATGGGTCGTCCTGTGAAAAATAAAAACAGGCATGTGAATTTCCTGTACGGTGTATGGACGTTAGAAGATTTTGCGCAAGCTAGTTCACGAAGTTATGGATGGTGGTTAGATAACATTAAAGACTTTCCAGAGCTTGCAGAATTTAGTAACTGGGCTACAAAGAATCAACGTGAAGCGTGGGCATTCGATGCAGTAAAAGCAAATGATTGGCTGATTAAAAAATTTGTATATAAGGAGGTCTGAAAATGATTGATGAAGTCGAAATACTACTTGCTGAAATACGAAAATACGACCCAAATTACGTTCCAAAATCGGTTGGAAAATATTTGCTAGTTGAACTTCAATCAAGGCATTTAGATCATCAAATTAAATATAAGAAAATACCCAAGTACAAGCATAGATTCGCGAATTCGATTGAGCGGCATTGGTAAAAGAAAAACCCACAGCTATAAATAGTAAGTTAGAGCTTACTAAAACTGTGAGTTACGAAATAATATTTAAATTAATTATATCACAGATGTGGAGATAAGAGAATGAAAAAATCAATCAAGAAACATGAAAATACATTATTAATTTATCTGTTTTGCTTACAAATCGGCATGTTTATATCAGTAATTTACATTTTACTCGGATGGTTCACATTATTTCTGAAATGAGGTATTTAAAATGAAAATATTACATTTTTTCGGGCTTGTAAGTTTTGATGAAAATGGAAATGAATATATTGAAAGAACAGATAGATATGCATTGATTTGTTTAGCTTTAATCGTATTAGTTACATTTGTTGTTTGTGTAAGTGGGTTGGTTGCAAATGGCTGAGTTAATAGTAATTGTTGCATTGATACTGTTATTGATGTTGATTTCAAGGAGTGATAGACAATGAACGTAGAAAATCCGCTAATAGTAGACGATTGTTGGGACGATGGATTTCGACATTGAAGGAAATAATTTAAGTGAAATGGAGACCTACAAAATGATAAATAAAGTCATGCTTTTATTAATAATATTAGCAGCAATCTTTGGAAATATATATTTTTATATTATTAACAGGCAGTTGTCACTTACCTATTTGATTTATTCTCTTTTAATATGTACTGTTATGACTTTTCTATTATTTCTCGAATAATCGGTAATACTGATTGTTCTAAACAATTTGTTAGTAAATTTTAAGAAAAAAATAGGAGGTGTTTAAGTCAATGCAAAAAAAGCAGAATCATATGGAACTTATGGAAGAAATAAAATCAATAAAAAAGCTTTTAATAAAAACAAATAGCATAATTGCCGACGAGTTCGATTATGAAGAACATTTAATTGATTATATGGACAAACTTTTTTATGTTAACGCCGGCGCTCACCCTGACCAAATCTATCTTGTAGGTAAACTTAATGGCGGTAGAGAGCTTCATGTACCACTATATCGAAGTTAAAAGTTTTACGTGATGTGATTACTTGAAGTTTATTTTCGCCTACACGAACTTGCCCTTTATCATAGAATTTGAAATACAAGTAACCTCTAACTGACGAATAAGGGTCGAGTTTGATTATTGGCTTTAAAGTATACGGACCAATGGGAAATCCTTGTGTTTTTACATCGTTTTCAAATTCAGATGTAATATTCTCATGTTCAGGTAAATTTTTAATGTTTTTTGAGCTAAATTCATATTTATTTCCGGGTTGGGAATAGCTATTGAAAATTAAATCATTGTTTAAGTTAAACTCAATAATGCTAATCGGCAAAGAACTATTATTTGTCAATACAACTTCGCAAATTACACGGTAGGGGATGTGGTGATGGTTATCAGGGTCACTGTCAGAATTGCGGTCTGGTTCAATGATAATAGACGTCTTTTGTAGATTATGTTGTTGTAAATATAGCTTGGGGCGTTGGTTTAAATAATTTGCTAATGCAAAATAGAAACTAACTAACGAAACAATGAAAACTGTAATCGGTATTATGTTGTTTTGAAGAAAAATCATACTATATAAGGCCTCACTTTCACGATAATTATATCACGTGAATAGCTGAGCTAAAAGAAAAAAGAGAGGGACGAGGTGCAGACGTGAACTTTTTAGATCTATTCGCTGGAATTGGTGGATTTCGATTAGGGATGGAACGAAACGCAGAATTGAGAAGGGGAGAAAATTATGATTTACAAACATGAGGAAGCTCGACAATACCGCGAAATCAATTTCCTAGACCAGTTCCTAGAAGGTCACGATGGATTCATAGCGGGAGGCTGTTTTAAAAATATTTTTAATCATGAAAAAGTGAAGGATATTGACATGTTTTTCCGCAACGAAAAAGACCTAAATGACGCAATTCATTATTACACCGAGAAATGTGCTAGCGATGCAAACCATATTAAACTTGTGTATAAAACTGGTAAAGTCGTCGCCTTTATACACATTCCGTCAAAAACCCAATTAGAGTTAGTTCGCTCTGTTTTTGGGGAACCAGAAGAGGTTATTAGTAACTTTGACTTTACTGTTACCAAAGTAGCACGATACGTTGTTGACGGGGAGCATCGGATAGTAATTCATCCCCAATTTTTTGAACACTTACATCTCAAAAGGTTGGTGGTTGACAATACTCTTAATTTCCCGATATCGACATTTGAAAGAATGATTAGGTACGTAGGTTACGGTTATAAGCCTTGTCTCGAAACAAAGGCGAAATTGGTTGATGCAATCAATAGTATTCAGAACATAGATGAGAATGATTTTTCAAAAAGTCTATATGAAGGATTAGATTAAGGAGGAAAACAATGAAATTTAAAAAAGGCGATCTAGTAGAAGTTATTTGGCGTAGTGAGTTATATCGAGGCGCAGTAACGCAAGTTGTAGAAGTAACAAATGAAATAGTAGTTAAATTAGCTAAGAAGCCATCAATAGATTATTTATTTGAACAAAATCAAGTTAGCAAAGTCGAACTTGTGAAATTGCCGAAATTTGTAGCTGACGCAATCGACACCTTCCAAGATGAGGGAGACAGTCGCGCTGTAGCAATTGACTACGAGGTATATACAGATGAGTTGGTTAAAGAACTGTCACTAGATAGAAAAATGCGTGGGTGGCTGTGGGAGACGTCTAATCAAGAACTATTCGCACGAGCTTGGATGGGGGAGTATGAAGTTGAGCAAGAACCGCTTTATTACATCAAAGCGATAGATAGTTATTCCGGTTATGTCAATCTCAACCTAAAAACAGGTACCTATACTATGTCTACTAACGGGGAGTTCGATGGGTATAAAACTAAATTCACTGAATCAGAAATAAAAAATATAGACACACGATATTGGGATTTCGCTGTGCCTGTTGAAGAAGTGGAGGAGACAGAATGAAAATTAAAATAAACGAAGATTACGTAATTAGAAGCAGTCAATATCAATATGTATTATCAAAGCCAAAAGGACCAGATAAAAACGGAGCGGAACAATATAGTGATATTGGCTATTTTCCTACTGTAGAGAAAGCTTTAGACGCCTTTACTGAACATCACATCAGAACATCAGATATTAGTAGTTTTGAAGAATTGTCATACGAAGTGAAAATGGTAAGGGAATTGCTGACCGAGATAAAAAGTAAGTTGGAGGTACTCAAATGAGTAAAACACATGAACTAAAAATATTGTCAGAATACTTCTGGGACATCGCAGAAGGGCGAAAAACGTTTGAGATTAGAAAGAATGACAGAAATTTCCAAGTTGGAGATTACCTGATTTTAAAAGAATTTAAAGAGGAAAAACATACCGGATGGAAGATAACCGTAGAAGTTACCTACATCACAGATTATGAGCAAAAAGAAAATTATGTGGTGATGGGAATAAATCCATTGAAAGGGAAGGTGCAAGAATGGGAATAAATATTTCTTTATACAGTTATGATTATGAAGCACTTGTGGAAGGTATTAGTTACGATTTACGACGTATTGACTTGCATGACAAGATTCCTGATAGCTCTAAAAAGAGTTATTGGCAACTAGAAAGCCGATACGAATTAGTAATGGAGGTGGCGGAATGAAGCAAGGGCAATGGATGTTAAACGGTACAGATGGTGAAAGATGGGGTGCTTTTGAACGATTTGACACAAAAGAAGAAGCAATAATTTATGGAGTTGAGTTATTAACTGAATACAATAGTTTAGATGATGATGAACGCAGAGATTATGATTTATCTGATGGATTAAATATGCGACCTTTGGATTATGAAAACATTTATACATTTTTCGTTGGTCAAATAGAAGAAGTCGGATTTCCGAATGAAGTAGATACTTTGCTTGAAATTATCGCAGAACGTATTTATGCCGAGGTTGGCGAATATGCGGAAGGATATTTAGATGACGTGACTCAAGAACATAAAGAACAATTATCAGATTTGATATATGAATGGGCTAAACAACGAGATTATTTGCCAGCGTGTTTTAAGATTGAAATGGTGGAAGAAATTGATATTAGAAGTTTTGAAGAGGTGGCGGAATGAAACAAGAAGAATTAGACATCATATTAGAGAATCATGAAAAATGGCTGTGGGGTAAGGGTGGTAAGAAAGCAGATTTAAGTAATACAGAATTAAAAAACACAAATTTAAGGCTTATAAATTTAAAACTTGCAGATTTAAGTAATGCAGATTTAAGAGGAGCAAATTTAAGAGGTGCAAATTTAAGTAATGCAGATTTAAGAGGAGCAGATTTAAGAGGAGCAGATTTAAGTAATACAGGTTTAAGAGATGCAAGTTTAAAAGATGCAGATTTAAGTAATGCATGTTTAAGAGGAGCAGATTTAAGTAATGCATATTTAAGAGGTGCAAATTTAAGTAATGCATATTTAAATTGGGTAAACTGGCAACAAGTAGGAGGCTTAACAACAATAATTGTACAAGTAGATACTAGTAGACAAAACAATCAAATAGCATATATCAAGGAATTAGATATATGGATAACAGGCTGTTTTCAAGGAACATTAGCTAAACTTAAAGAATCGATTGAAAAAACACACAGACATAACGAGAAACTTAAAAAGAGATATTACAGAGCGATTGACTTTATTTTGAAAGAGGTGGCGGAATAATGTGTGAGTATTGCAAGAATGACTCTATGATGAATAACGAGCCTTTGCTGAGTTTTGATGAAGAATATAAAGAAACAGGTGTCGTTAGACTAGACAGCAATGGCAACTTAGGAGTTTTCGGCTACTACGGTTTAACAGCTAGGAATATCAATTACTGTCCAGTTTGTGGAAGGAGTTTGGAGGATGAAGAAAAATGAGTTTTAATAAACGTATCGTATACATGAATAAATACAATCAACGTGTCATGGTCAGAAGTGTAGGTATCGGCGACGAGCACGTCGAAATTACAGAAACAACTAACTCTGCCCTTGCCAAATATTTCACTAACAAGAATCATGCTTTGCGTATGTGCGGTTTAATAGACATAACTTTGGGTGTTAATACTAGGTTAGAAGACCGCAAACAGGTGTATATCATAACAAAGGTCAAGAGGGATTGTGACGAATATCTACGAGCTGTCGTGCCGCTTGTTGGTAATTTATCACCTGTAGCAAGTTGGACTAAAGATATAACCGACGCCATAAATTTCACTGATTTCGATAGTATTGCTGTGATGTGTAATTTCGTTGACTCACTTCGCGAAAACGACTATCAACCGAGATGCGGTCATCAGATGTTTTATAAATAGGAGGAACACGAATATGCAATTGGAGGTGAAAAATGACAAAACAAATCATTATCAACGAAGCAAACAGTTTACTTCACAGAAAAAGTAAAGAATTGAGTAAATCAATCATCAAAACGCCTAAAGATCTCGAACGTTTCGCGATTGGGCTTGATAAATTATCGCAAGATATGTGGGATTATAAAAATGAAGTGGAGGGATTAAAATGAGTATTCAACCGGGCGATAAAGTAGAAGTGCAGGATAGGGCAGGGGTAGCTGAATTATGTGTAGACGGAGAGCAGTTTCATGTTCTGATTAACAACAATGGTCTGCTTACTGTTGAAGATGAAGACGGATTTTCATCCTTTAACATACCAGCAACTCAAGTCAAGAAAATGAAAGAAAATAGGAATAGTCAATTAGTAAATGAGCTATATGAACAATCAGACTCAGTAAGTTTTAGTATATATAATGCAGATACAGATAAAGCTAAGATGTTTGTATCTAATGTAAATAAGCCACAATTTGACGAAAGAAACAATGTGAAGTGGTATTCTGCATCAAAAGGCAAAATAACAGCAACAGCATTTTTGAAAGGAGATGATTAATATGACAACACTTTATTCCATTCAAGAAAAGTATCAACAGTTATTAAATTTAGCTGAGCAATTAGATCCGGAGATATTAAAAGATACACTTGAAAGCATTGAAGATGAATTAGAAACAAAAGCAGAAAATGTTGCGTTTGTCATTAAAGAGCTAGAAGGGCAATCACTTATTTTAGATGTAGAAATTAAACGTTTATCAGAACGAAAAAACACGATTAACAATAATGTGAAGCGACTGAAACAATCACTACATGATGCTATGCTAGTTGCTAATAAGCAAAAAATAAAAACGAATTTATTTACATTAGATATTCGGAAAAACCCTCACAGTGTGTTTGTAGAAGATGAGAGTAAGCTAATTAATTATTTAGTTGAGCAACCTAAAAAGCTGGATAAAACTAAGTTAAAAGATGACTTAAAAAAAGGCATTGATGTGCCGGGAGCTGTTTTGGTTCAAACAGAAAGACTACAAATAAAATAAGGAGGGATTTCATTGGAATTTATTCAATCAGAAAAAATGAAAAGGTCGGAGTATTTTAATATTATGATTTATGCAAAACCGGGAGCAGGGAAAACAACGACGATTAAGTATTTAGAAGGAAAAACATTAATGTTGGATTGTGATGGTACGTCGAAAGTATTAAGTGGATTACCTAATATCACGATTGCGACATTAGATCCTCGAAATCCCGTACAAGATATGGCTGATTTTTATGGATATGCGAAGGCACATGCAGAGGAATATGACAATGTAGTAATTGATAATTTAAGCCATTATCAAAAATTATGGTTAATGTTTAATGGGAGAAATACAAAATCAGGTCAACCAGAACTACAACACTATGGAATATTTGACACACATTTAATAGATTTGATTTCCGTGTTTAATAATTTACCAAACACAAATATAGTATATACAGCTTGGGAAAACACGCGTCAAATACAGATGGAAAGTGGGCAACTGTATAATCAATTTTTGCCTGACATTAGAGAAAAGGTAGTTAATCACGTTATGGGAATTGTTCCTATAGTCGCAAGATTAATAAGAAATCCTGAAACAGGTCAGAGGGGTTTCTTACTCACAGAAAACAATGGTAATTTTGCAAAAAATCAGCTAGATAATAGAGAGTTTGCCTTGCAAGAAGACCTATTCCAAATTGGTGATGTTGATGTTAAAGCTTAGAGAATATCAACAAGAAATTATAAATGATGTAAAGGGGGCTTTTTTACAGGGATATAACAGACCGTGCGTTGTTGCTCCCTGTGGCTAGGCGCTGGTAAATCAGTTATTTTATCAGAAATAATTCGCATGACAACGCGCAATAAAAATAATGTTCTTTTCCTAGTTCACAGAAAAGAATTGATTGACCAAATTAGAAATACACTCACTATGAATGATGTTGACATGACATTTGTCAATTTGGGGATGGTTCAAACTGTTGTTAGACGTTTAGAAAAAACTTCCGAGCCAGCTCTAATCATTATTGATGAAAGTCATCATGTGCTTGCAAATAGTTATAAAAAAATAATCAATCATTTTTCTAATGCTAAAGTGGTCGGATTTACAGCAACACCTGTACGAATCAATGGGGGTGGCTTAGGAGATATAAACGATATTTTAATTGAAAAAGTTAATGTGAAGTGGTTAATTGAAAAACAATTCTTAGCACCTTACAAATATTTTGCTCCCGAAATCGTTCAAACGGAAACATTAGACATCAAACGAACTGGCGAATTTGATATGACAGGACTTGACGACCAATTCAACAAAAAAATGATTTGGGGCGATGTCATTAAGCATTATCAAAAGTTAGCAGACGGAGAACAAGCAATACTTTATGCTTCTTCCCTTTATCAAAGCAAAAAAATGGCAATGAGTTTTGAATCAGTAGGCATTACATCCGCACATATTGACGGGAAAACACCTAAAAGCATTCGAGATGACATTATAAAACGATTTCGAAAAAGTGAAATTAAGGTTCTTTGCAACTTAGATTTGATTGGTGAAGGATTTGATGTTCCAGACTGTTCTACTGTGATTATGCTAAGACCAACACAGTCACTATCACTGTATATCCAGCAATCAATGAGAGGGATGCGATACCGAACTGGCAAAACAGCTATCATTATTGACCATGTTGGAAATGTCAATCGTTTTGGTTTGCCGGACATGGAACGAAAATGGTCCTTAGAAGCGAAAAAAGGGAGTAACAGCAACAAAGCAGAAGCACCTGTAAAAATTTGCCCTGACTGTTTTATGACAGTTTTATCTACTAATATAAAATGCTCGCATTGTGGACATGAATTCAAAGTAGAAGTAAAACCAATGCAAGTTGATGAGGCAGCAGAGCTACAAGAAATAACAGAAGCAGTTTTTAAAGTAAATTATAGTAGTCCAAGCGAATGTACGAACATGAAAGAATTATATGAATATGCAAAAGAACACAATTATAAAAGAGGATGGGCATTCCATCAAGGAAAAGCAAGAGGATTTATCAAATAAAAATGAAAGAAGGAATTTAAAAATGTTTAAAGTAGATCATAATGATGTTTTCACAAATGGAGTAGAAAATGGTACGTATGAGGTGGTTTTATACAACGCAAATGAAGATGCGACAAAAAACGGAGCGGAGTTCATTAATATTGATTTAATTATTCGTAATGATGTAAATCAAAAATTCCAGAATGCGCATATTTTTCACCGAGTATGGAAAGCAAAAGCAAAAAATGAATATAGTCAAACGGCATTAAATACAATCGCTAAAGCAATCCAATTACCCAACGGCAAAGATTATAATACATTGGATGAATTATTAAAAGACCTGTTAACTAAGACGTGCCAAGTTACTGTGAAAAATGAAGAGTCTGAGCATAATGGTCAAATTTATAAAAATTTAAATGTGAAAGCATGGGCTGAAAGTAAAATTACCGGACCATTACAACATGTATTTAAAAAGAAAGAAGCTGAACCTATGCCAGAAATAAACGAGAGTAATCTACCGTTCTAAGCAATGAGAGGAGCGCACAAACGTGTATGAACAAATTCCGGACGAATTAAAAAACTTAAAACAATGGTGCGCTTTTCAACTTGTTTGGGATGAAGAGCGCGGCAAAAATAAAAAGATTCCAATGAACGCAAATGATGGTTCCTATGGAAATAGTGTGGATGAGCGAACTTGGGCAGACTTTGAAACTGCCCTTACTTCTCTCAACAAATATCAATTTGATGGATTAGGATTTTATTTTAAAGCACCGTATTTTGGCGTTGATATAGATGATATTCAAGACGACATTCAAGATTATTTATACGGAAACACAGAAAACCTAGCTGCTGAATTTATTCAAACACTCTCAAGCTATACCGAGTACAGTGTGAGCGGAACAGGAATTCATATTATCGCAAAAGGAAACTTCCCAGAAGGTGGACGTCGTAAAGGAAATATCGAAATGTACCCAGATGGTCGTTTTTTTGTTATGACAGGTCAAGTAATTGATAACTACAGACAAGTCAATGAAGCGACATCTGCAATACAATATTTGCATACGAAATACATTGGGACTAATGAAGTAAGACAAATAAATAATTTACAATCTACAGTTGATTTGCCTGTAAGTGATATTATTCAACGTGCTGAACGAAGTAAACAAGGCGCACAATTTAAAACACTTTACGACGGATTATGGGATGGATTATATCCCTCACAATCCGAAGCAGACTTAGCTTTTGCAAATATGCTGGCATTTTGGACAGGATGTAATGCAGAAAAAATGGACGAAATTTTCCGTTCAAGTGGTTTGTATCGAACAAAATGGGACCAAAAACGTGGAGCGCAATTATATGGAGAAATGGTTATTAATAAAGCGATTGCCAATACGTCAGAGGTTTATCAACCAGGAAGTGATTTAGAAGGTTACTCGATCACTGTGAAAAATCAGAATCGAACTGCTCGAAAAGTATATGGTTTAGATGATACTGGAAATGCAGAACGTTTCCGTGATAAATTTCATGACATTGTTCGTTTTTCATACATTAACAAAGGATTCTATTTCTACGATTCGAAAGTTTGGAAATATGACAACATAGGCGCTGTAAAAACACTTGCTGATGAAGTAATTAAAGATATGAAAAGTGAGTTTGCTTACATGGAAAATGAATCAGATGCAGAAAAAGCATTTATGAAACATTTAAAAGCAACAAGAAGCAACAAAGGTAAAACGAATATGTTAAAAGAAGCACAACATTTAATGCCAGTTTTGCCTGATGAATTCGATCGCTACAAATATTTTTTGAACACACAAAACGGATATATCAATTTGCAAAATGGAGAACTTATCAATCATGACAGGCAAAAAATGTTTACAAAAATTAGCAACATCGAATATACAGATAAAATTGATGCGCCACTTTGGCAAGCGTTTTTAAAGGATATTTTTGCTGGTGATAAAGAGTTAATCGATTATATTCAAAAAGCAGTCGGTTATTCATTATCAGGATCCACGTCAGAGCAAGTCATGTTTATCCTTTTCGGCAATGGGCGAAATGGGAAATCGGTTTTTCTTGATATTATCAACGATATTTTTGGTTCCTATGCGACCAACATCCAGCCACAGACAATCATGGTCAAACAGCAGTCTAGTAATGCAAACAGTGATATTGCCCGTTTACATGGCGCCAGGTTCGTTACAACCACCGAACCAAATGAGGGTGTACGTTTAGATGAAGGACTAGTTAAACAGCTCACAGGTGGCGACAAGGTCACTGCACGACACTTGTATAAGGACGAATTCGAGTTTACACCCGAATTCAAAATCTGGATGGCAACCAACCATAAACCAATTATCCGAGGGAGAGACGATGGAATATGGCGTCGATTACATTTAGTACCTTTCACAGTAAAAATACCTGACGAAAAAGTAGATAAACAGCTAAAATATAAACTTCGCAGTGAATTGACTGGGATATTAAACTGGGCTGTAGAAGGATTTCTTAAATGGCAAAAGGAAGGCTTGGGAATGCCGAAAGCAGTTGAAAATGCTAGCTCTGAATATAAATCAGAAATGGATGTTATTACTGCATTTATTGAGGATTGTTGTGATGTGAGAGAAGGCGAAAAGGTAAATGCCAAAAAAATGTATGAAACATATCATGAGTGGGCGAAAGAAAACGGTCAATATTTAATGAGTAGTACGAAATTTGGGAAAGAAATTGGAATGAAGTTTACTAAGAAAAAAACTAAAACCGCAAATGTATATGAGGGCATTACTTTAAATGACGATTATTATAATTTGAACTTAAATTTTTAAAAGAGGTGGAGGGTTTGTTTCAACTATCCACCCTCCTTTAGCCTTAGAGGCGCAATGGTTTTGGCTACTTAATTTCTTAGGAGGTGGATAGTTTGGGTGTTTTTCCATAAACCTTCTACTTTTTTCCTCCTAGTAATACTTTTCCTATTTTACTACCAACTATCCACCTTTTAAAAAAGAAGTAGTTATAAAGGTAGTGATACCAATGGATTTCAGAGGTGGAGGGTTTGTTTCAACTATCCACCAACTATCCACCTTTTTCACCAATTTGACCAAAGGAGTGATTAAATGACAGCAGAAATGGATATACAGAATTCTATACGTTTAGAACTTTCCCGCCATGGGCATTACGTTTTCCGTGCCAATGTTGGCAAAGTGAAATTACCAAATGGACGAATTTTTGATACAGGATTGCCAAAAGGATTTCCAGATTTGTTTGGTTTCCGTGGATCAGACGGGAAAGCATTTTTTATTGAAGTGAAAAACGAGATAGGCAAGTTGCGAAAAGAACAGGAACATTTTCAGCAAGCTATGCAAATTACACCGGCCATCTGTGGAGTAGCAAGAAGTGCTGCAGAAGCCGTGCGAATTGTGGAGGAGGGGTAAAATGAAGCTAAGAGATATTACAAACAGTAAATGCGATGTTCGGGAGTATATGAATGTTGATTTTCCAGATTGGCTTTTAGAACAACTAAAGAACGAAATAGATTTTGATATTATTGAGGCGTTAAAAGAGTATGCCGTTATTTATGTGAAGCATAATGCGCTGGAAAAAGAAATAGAACCTTTTGATATTTATAAAAAAGTAGAGGAGGGGTAAAAAATGAAGAGCGACGATTAAAGATGTGATGAATTTAGAGACCAAGGCAGTCAAAATAAATGGGAAGACTGCAAGGGTTTATCAGAAGTGTTAATTGTGCGGAATACGAGTAATATTCTGACAATTGGTTACAGAAAAATGTAACCCGAAGCAAAAAATGTAACCTCCCAAAATCGCATAGTACCAGTAGCAAGACACGTAAAAGTTACAAGTTACATTTTTTTCTTAATAAAAAGTATTATATTTAATTTATATTTAAGAACTGTATACGAAAATAAAAACTTTTTCGCCGTTTTTTTGTAACCTGTAACTGCGTTCTGGGATAGTGGGTTTGACGGTTACAGGTTACAAAATAGGTTTTGTAACCGAGTGATTTTGAAAATCGTGGAGAGATAACAATGTTCAGTCATATTCAAAAATTTATAAACAGATGGAAATTTAATCAAGGATGTACATTGAAGCTATGAGTCTTGATGCGACAATTCCATTAAACAAGGAGGAAAAACGAATGAAAATATATCACACAGAAACACAAGAAGATTTTGATGCATTGTTGGGAAAATTGAAAAATGAAGGGTATAGCTGGTTTTTCGGAGAGGTTATTACGTCATATGACTCGCAGCTTTGGGAACGGAATAAGCAAAATACTGTTGTGCATATAGAGGAAGAAGGAGTAAGTTGTGGGAGTCTTTCTTATGCTAAATATTTACACCCCAACACACCAATCGAAAAATACAAAGTGAAACAAGACGAAGTTTCAAAGTGGTTTGATAACACCGCAAATGCCATGAAAGCATTTGCATCCAATGGAGTATCTATGAAAAAACAAAATACTGACAACGTAAACAACCCATCACATTACACAGCAGGTGGTATTGAAACGCTAGACTACATCAAAGCAAAAGTATCTGATTATCCTTCTTATGCGGTCGGAAATATACTTAAATATGTCTCAAGATACGAGCACAAGAATGGCATTGAGGATTTAAAGAAAGCGCAATTTTATTTAAATGATTTGATTGAATGGATGGAGAGTGATTGAATGTTTAAAACATTAAGTTCATTTTATTTTTCTATGATTTTCATTACCGTGTTATTGCGTGCTTTTGGCTTTTTTAGTCTCGCAGAAGCAGAGTTTAATTTACTATTAATCATTTCTCTTATCATGGTTGAGAATATGAATGAGAGTTGTAAATGACAAGTGACTCTTCGCCTTTACAAGTATTGCTAAAATATAAAAAAATGGGGCTGGTTGACAATGGAGGAATATGTAAATATCAGTTTAGATAAATATGAAATGTTAAAAATGTTTGAAAATGATAAATACGAAAAAGATGCTAAGGAATTTCTAAAAAAGTTTACTAACTTCACAACGATATTTGGAAATCAAAATGAAGAGTATTACACGGCGCATGTCAACAAGGAAGAACTGAAAAAACTAATTGAACAAATACTAGGCAAAACGTGTGAGATAGAATTTTATTAGGAGAGTGATACAATGTCAAAACGATTACGACAAGCACATTATAAATTAATTGAAGATGAACTTCGTTACTATCATTCTACTAAAAAAGAAATGTTAGAGAAACGCGCAAATATTGTGATGGGATCTATGCATCAAGAATTTAGGGACGAGAATCGAGGTGGAAGTTCGTCTGGACAAATATCAAATGAAGTAGAACAGCGTGTTATGCTTTTGCAAATGGATAGAGAGATACAAAGAATGTCTAATACTGTGAGAGCAATTGATACAGTATTAAGCACTTTGTCTGATGAAGATAAACAGTTAGTGCATTTCAGATATTGGGACAGAAGTAGACCAACTTGGACATGGATAGCTTGTAAGCTAAACATCAGTGAAAGTACAGCGAAACGAAAACGGAAAGAGATCATTTATAAAATCGCTGAAAGATTAGGATATTAAAAATTGACCCGTTTATGACCCGTTTGACATGTTTTTATGAAGTAAAATGATAGAGTAGAGAAGTGAAGATGATTACAAAAATAAATTTTATATTAAGGTCTGCACTTCACTTCTCGTTTATAATCTTATGATGATATAGCGGGAGGTTGCTATATTGCCGGACAGAGGCTTTGTATCTGGACACTAGTCCCAACAGGCGACGACACTCCTGTTCAATCTCCGTCTGCAACCGCATAGCGGACGTTAAACACACGTGTGGGAAGACGTAAGCAAAAGCGTCTATAAATAATTATAAGCGCATACTCGTGACGGAATAGGTAGACGAAGCACAGGATAGAACTAATGTGGCTAAGACATACGTTTCTTAGCTTAAAACTCCTGTAAAACAAACAAACTAATTAGTTCATGCAAGGTGCAAATCCTTGCCGAGTATATATTAAACCGCACACACCTCTTGACAATGTGGAACGGGTCCTGTGTCTAGTGACGGAAATTCATTTCGGATTCGACTGGATGAAATACAAAGTATTGACGAATACTACCGTAGAAGTATTCAGGTCTCATAACTACGGATACATAGAACAATGAAGTCCAGCACATTGCGTGTTGGGCTTTTATATAGGGGGTGGATTAATGCTAACACAAGCAGAACGTCATACATTCTATAAGTCAAAGGAATGGGCAAGCATACGTAAAGAAGTATTAAAGCGTGATAACTATGAGTGTCAAGAGTGTAAGAGGCAAGGAAAGGTGTTTACTGATTATCATGAACCAGACAAGCATAAAAGACTCGATGTGGACCATATCAAGGATTTAGAACACCATCCAGAACTTGCGCTTGATATAGACAATCTCACTACTCTGTGTATAAAATGTCATAACAAAAAACATAATCGCTTTCAATTTAGAAGGAAAATAAATAAATGGGTGAACGACGAACGTTGGTGATACCCCCGGGTCAAAGGTTTGCACTTTAATTTGGCTCTGGGGAACGGTGTGGGGGTCTTCTCCGCAGAAATATTAAAAAGTCTCATGAAGGAGGGAGGGCTTGAAGTGGAATATAACATAAAGAAGTTAGAAAAAGAATTGTTATCTAAGATTGATACTACTAGTCAGAAAGAGCTTGAAAAAGTCAATCGCTATATTAATTTAATACGCATATATTATGAGTTAGATAAAAGCATTGAAATGGATGGAGCAGTCGTTGTCACTGAAAACGGCTCGCAAAAATTCACGAAAACTAATCCAGCAATACAAGAAAAAAATCGAATTAATACTTCATTATTATCTATTGAGCGTTCTTTTATATTCAAAGGCGAAAATGATAAACAAGATGGTAGTGACTTGATATGATATCAAATAAACATGTCGATAACTATATACAGTCGTACGAAAGCGGGAAAATACTACTCAATAAAGAACGTGTAGACTTGATAAATCACTTGCAAGAACATGTTCTTAGTAGAGATGATATATATTTTGATGAGACGCAAATAGAAAATTATATTGCTTTTAGTGAAAAATGGTACTTTCCTTTGGACAACTGGGAAAAGTTTATTGCACCATTTATTTTTTTATATTTTAAAGAAGATGATGAACTTTTTTATGAAGAGTTCTTTATAACCCTCGGTCGCGGTGGTGGTAAGAACGGGTTTATAAGTACATTATCTAATTATTTTATAAGTCCGCTACATGGGATTAACAATTACGATGTTTCGGTAGTGGCGAATTCCGAAGATCAAGCGAAAGTTAGTTTCAAAGAAGTATTTAATACAATAGACGGAAATCCTAAATTGGAAGGCAGCTTTGACGCGTGGAAAGCACAGATTATTGGCAAAGGAACCAACAGTGTTTTTAAATTTCAAACGTCAAATGCAAAAACTAAAGATGGTGGTCGTGAAGGCTGTGTTATTTATGATGAAACACATGAATATGAAGATAGACAAATAATTGATGTATTCTCTGGAGGACTTGGCAAAGTCGCAAATCCCAGAGAATTTTTTATTGGCACTAATGGATTTGTGAGAGCGGGGTTTTATGACAAGTTGGAAGAACGCAGTAAAGCAATTTTAAGCGGCGAAAATCTTAACGATCGCATGTTTCCTTTTATTTGTAAGCTAGACGATCCGGCAGAAGTCAAGAATGAAGCTATGTGGGAAAAAGCAAATCCTGCTTTTGAAAAGCCATTAAGTCCTCGTTCTAAACGCTTACTAAATAAAGTTAGAAAACAATATGAAGCATTAACGAATAATCCAAGCGGCAGAGAAGCATTCATGACTAAACGAATGAACCTTCCAGAAGTAGACTTGGAAAAGGTAGTAGCACCGTGGGAAGATATTCTCGCAACTAACCGAGAAATGCCAGAACTCCAAAACCGAGCTTGTATTGGTGCATTTGACTATGCAAGCGTTAAGGACTTCGCGGCTGTTGGATTGCTGTTCCGTGTGGGCGATGATTATATTTGGAAATCACATTCATTTGCTAGAAAAGGATATTTGGATATCGCAAACCTTAAACCGCCCATCAAAGAATGGGAAAAGCAGGGATTACTGACCATTGTAGATGAACCTACAATCGACCCTCGTCATGTGGTCAATTGGTTTGTTGAAATGCGGGAAAATTACGGTATTCAAAAGGTCATTGGGGATAACTTCCGAATGGATCTTATGCGCCCGCTGTTTGAAGCAGAAGGATTCGAACTGGAGATTATTAGAAATCCACGTGCAGCTCATAGTTTGCTAGCTCCGCGAATTGAAACTTTATTCGCAAATCATCGCATTGTGTTTGGAGATAATCCGTTAATGCGTTGGTATACAAATAATGTTGCAGTGAAAATCAAACCAGATGGTAATAAAGAATACCTGAAAAAAGACGAGCATAGGCGTAAAACAGATGGATTTCAAGCATTTGTCCATGCTCTATGGCGTGCGGATGAAATAGAAGACCTTGATGTAGATGAAGTTTTAAATATGCTTAATGCCATTACGTTTTAGGAGGTGATATATTGGGATTTCTTTCGGAGATATTTAAACGGAACAAAGAAATTGAGTGGATGTGGGATTTAGAGTTTTTAGAAGATAAAACAACAAAGGTTTATTTGAAGAAAATGGCTTTAAATACGTGTGTAAAACATATAGCACGAACGATCGCCAAATCTGATTTTAGATTGAAAAGTGGAGAAAGCAGTGTACGAGACGGATTGTATTATAAATTAAATGTTCGTCCAAATACAGATATGAGTTCGAGTTCTTTCTGGGAAAAAGTGATCTATAAATTAATCTATGATAACGAGTGCTTAATCGTCCTTTCAGATACGGACGATTTTTTAATTGCTGATAGTTATGTTAGAAAAGAGTTCGCGCTTTATCCGGATGTTTTTGAAGGGGTTACGGTGAAAGATTATCGTTATAATCGTAATTTTAGTATGGATGATGTGATTTTTCTGGAATATGGAAATGAGCGACTAGCTGCATTTACGGATGGCATGTTTGAGGATTACGGTGAGTTATTTGGTCGCATGATTCGAGCACAAATGCGTAACTTCCAAATCCGCGGGGCTGTTAACTTCAAAATGGCAGGCATTGCGGACGATGAAAAACAAAAAAAATTACAGACTTACATCGACAAACTGTATGCTGCATTTAATAACAATGAAATTGCCATTGTTCCTCAATTGGAAGGCTTCAATTATGAGGAATTTGGAACGTCTAGTGTGAATAGCAGCCAGAATTTCGATGAGATCAAGAAACTTCGAAAAGAAATGATTGACTATGTGGCAAGTATTCTTGGTATTCCCTCGGCTCTACTGCATGGGGATATGGCAGATTTAAGTAATAACATGAAAGCTTATATGGAGTATTGTATTGATCCTCTCACTAAAAAATTGGAAGACGAATTGAACGCTAAATTATTTACCCCTAGCAAATTTTTAGCAGGAGAACATATTAAAATCATCCACAAAAAAGACATTATAGAAAATGCAGAAGCTGTAGATAAGTTGGTTGCCTCTGGTTCATTTAATCGTAATGAAGTTCGAGAATTATTGGGCGCTGAACGAGTAGATAATCCGGAATTAGATAAATATTTAATTACTAAAAACTATCAGTCAGCAGATGAAGGAGGTGAGAATGAATGACGAAAATTGAAGTCAAAGGTCCTATTATTGGAAATGATGACAAATGGATTTATGATTGGCTGGATATGGAAGCTACGTGTGCAAAAGATATCAATGAAGCCTTGGCAAATGCGTCAGGTGAAGTTGAAGTTTGGATAAATAGCAATGGTGGAGATGTGTTTGCTGGTAGTGAAATTTATACAGCATTAAAATCATACAATGGTAATGTAGTTGTAAAAATTGTTGGAATGGCGGCAAGCGCAGCATCTGTAATTGCGATGGCTGGAAATGAAGTATTAATTTCTCCAACTGGTCAAATGATGATTCACAATGTTCAGTATGGTGGGAGAGGTGATTATAGAGAGTTAAAAAAAGCCTCCGAAATTGCTCAAAATGCCAATATATCCATTGCTAATGCTTATCAGCTGAAAACGGGAAAAACATTAGAAGAACTGTTAAATATGATGGGAGAAGAAACATGGCTAAATTCTCAACAGGCTGTAGAGCTAGGATTAGCAGATGGTGTGATGTTTCAAGAAAATAGCGAAACGCCAAAATTAGTAGCAAGTACAGGCGGCATGTTAGCACAAGCTACATTAGATAAAGTTAGGGGACTGAAAGATACTAATGGTAAACAATCAATTTTAGAAGTATCTTTATCAGCGGAACAAATTCAAAGCGTTGTAGAAGATACAATTGCAAAATTTAAAAACGAAGTGATAGTTGATGGGAAAACTTTGAATCAACATATCGCTGAACAAGAAAAGGAATCGGAAGAGTCGGAAGTGAATGGACTCAAACGGTTTCTTTTTTAATACCCAAAAATAGGAGGAAATAAATTATGACTATCAAATTAAAAAACAACCTCGCGAATTACGAGGAAAAACGGACAGCTTTTGTTAACGCTGTTAAAAACGAAGACACGCAAGAAATTCAAAATAAAGCATATGTGGAAATGGTAGACGCGATGGCAGCTGATATTATGGAACAAGCTAAGAAAGAAGCACGTCAAGAAGCGGACGCATATATTTCAGCTAGCCGAACAGACAAAAATATCACGAATGAAGAAATTAAATTCTTCAATGATATTAATAAAGAGGTTGGATATAAAGAAGAAACATTGCTACCACAAACAGTCGTTGATGAAATCTTTGAAGATTTAACAACTGAGCATCCTTTCCTTGCATCTATTGGAATGCGCACGACTGGTTTGCGTACTAAGTTCTTAAAATCCGAAACAAGCGGTCTTGCCGTGTGGGGTAATATTTTTGGTGAAATTAAAGGACAGCTAGATGCGACATTCAGTGAAGAAGAGTCTATTCAAAACAAGCTAACGGCATTTGTTGTTGTGCCTAAAGACCTTGAAAAATTTGGTCCTGTTTGGGTAAAACGCTTTGTTGTTACGCAAATTGAAGAAGCTTTTGCAGTTGCGTTAGAAAGTGCGTTTATCGTTGGTACTGGTAAATCTCAACCGATTGGTTTAAATCGAAAAGTAGCTAAAGGGACATCAGTAACCGATGGTGTATATCCAGAAAAAGTTGCTTCTGGAACACTGACATTTGCTAGTCCTAAAGTGACGGTTAATGAGTTAACAGATGTATATAAATATCACTCTGTAAAAGAAAACAAACATCCATTAAACGTTGCAGGTAAAGTTACTTTACTAGTCAATCCAACGGATGCATGGGATGTTAAGAAACAATACACAAGCTTAAATGCGAACGGTGTTTATGTGACTGCGCTCCCATACAATTTAAATATCATTGAATCATTATTCGTTCCAGAAAAGAAAGCTATTTCTTACGTAGCAGAACGTTATGATGCACTTGTTGGTGGTCCATTGGATATTTCTACTTTTGACCAAACGCTTGCATTTGAAGACCTTAATTTATATGCTGCAAAACAATTTGCGTACGGTAAAGCGAAAGACGATAAAGCTTCTGCTGTATGGACATTAAATATCAAACCAGCAGAACAAACTCCGGAAGGGTGATTGTAAATGGCTAAATTTGAAGTATTAAAGAAATTTAAAGACAAAGAGACCAAAGAAGTATATGAAAAAGGAACAGAAATTAAATTGACTGTAAAACGTGCAGATGAAGTCTCTGATAATTTGGGAACTTCTTTTTTAAAGCGATTGGATGAACCAAAAAAAGACAAGAAAAAGTAGGTGCTGTACATGGAAGTATCAGATGACCTTCTTAAAAAATTTAAAGAGCGTATGCACATTTCTCACAATAGCGAGGATAGCAATTTAAAAGAGTTGCTATCTTTTTCTATTGCTGATTTACAAGAAAAATGCGGGCTGTTTAATGTGGATGAACATGTTAGGGCAAGAGAATTGGTCATTGATCGTACTAGATACGCGTATAATGATTCGATAGAATTCTTCAATGAAAACTTTCAATCACAAATAACTAGCTTAGGTTTCTCTCTCTATGTAGCTGAAAGTGGTGAATCTGATGAAGTTTCAGTTTAAACCTCAAAAAGTTCAGAGCGGGGATTTACGTACTCCGGTTGTTTTTTTTGAATATCAGCCGGCAAGTGGTCCTGAACCAGGTGAAATAGAAAAGATTACCCTTTTTGAATGTTTTGCAGAAGTTTATAAACCATCCATGAAGGACTTAGAAATTTTACATGGCACGGGAACAAAAGAAGCTGTCACAATTAATATTCGAGACACTAAAGGTGAGTATACAGTTAGTAACAAACATTATGTAGAAATATTAGATTATCGTTATTTGGGCAAAAGATTTAATGTGATTGATGTTAGCCCAGACTTGCAAAATAATCGCTTTGTAAATATACTTCTGGGGGTTCAAACATGAGTGTAGAAGTTACTGGAGTAGAAGAGTTGGAAAGACAGTTAGTCAGTTTATTTGGACGAGAAAACTTGCCGCAATTAGTAGACCCTGCTTTAATTGCAGGTGCTACTCTTGTAGCAAAAACACTTAAAAGTGAATTTGTTCAATTTAAAGATACAGGCGCATCTATTGATGAAATCAATATAGAAAAACCTTCGTATGACAAAGGGGTAAGAAGTATAAAGATTGACTGGAAAGGTCCTAAAGACAGGTACAAAATAATTCATCTCAACGAATATGGTTATACAAGGAATGGTAAAAAAATCACACCAGCAGGAACAGGTAGTGTTGCCAGGTCACTAAGAATATCTGAAAGAGCTTATAGGGCAATTGTACAGAAGAAAATAGGTGATAAACTATGATTGATATTTTGAATGTCATATATACAACATTAAGTAAAAACGATATCATTCACACTACTTGCGAAGAGAGAATTAAATATTATGATTTTCCAGGCACAGGTGATTCTACAAAAACCTTCTTGTTAATAATACCTTTAGATGTTCCAATACCAACTAATTTTTCCAGTAATGAATCCAGGATGGAAGATTTTTTAGTACAAATTGATGTGCAATCTAACGACAGATTAATAGTAAAAAAAATACAAGACGAAGTTAGAAAAGAAATGAAACAAATAGGATTTGGACAACTCGCTGGTGGTTTAGATGAATATTTTCCAGAAACAGGGCGATTTGTAGATGCACGAAAATATAGCGGATTGCCCTACAAACTATATCAATAAAAAATAATAGGAGTGAAATAAATGATTACAACAATCGGATTTGAAAAAGCAACTTTTGGAATTTATGATGAAAAAGACGAAAAAGTAACAAAAAAAGTAGAAGTAAACGGTAAGAATAAAAAAGGTGGTACGGTTGAAGCTGATATTTCTGGTCTTGATGCCGAAGCTATTAAAGTTTTCGCTTCGAATGGTCCATACTACATTTCCAAAAAAGGTTCTGGTGATGTTAAGCAAACAATCGGTATCATGGAACTTCCTTTTGAATTAGGACAAGATCTATTGGGTCGTCAAAAGAATGCAGATGGTATTGTAACTGTAGGGAAAAACACTGCTCCACCATATGCGTCATGCGTGATGGAAAGTGAAACCTTGCGAGGGGAACCGGTATTCTTTGCTTTACTAAAAGGAAAGTATGGACAAGATAATGTTAAATTAAACACGTCTGAAGACAAACCAAAGGAACCCGAAGCAACTAGTCTCACTGGTGAATTTGTTTATAATGATGCTGGGGACGTTTTCGCGATGGCTGTGGGCGAAGAATTCCGAGATAAAATTTACAACATGGCTTTTCCTGGTTTTGTTGAAACACCAGTAGTACCAGAAGGATAAAATATTTTAAGAGTAGGTGAAATCCTACTCTTTTTTTGTTGACCAAAATCATAAAAAAGGTGGAGAAAATAGTGATTAAACTAGAAATATTTAATAAAAAAGAAAAAAAGAAAGAGCTGTATGAGAGAGAAGATACATCTGTAATTGAATTAGAAGAATATTGGAAACTACAAGAAAAAATTAGAGAATACATCAATACTTCTGATGATCCAAAGAAAACGACAATTTTGGAAATGCAATTAAAATTTATTGTGAAATTATTTGATGATGAAAACATTACAATAGATTTTCTTAAAAAAAATATTCCTTCGAAGAAATTAAACGATACATTGGTGTCTGTCTTTCGGGAGATTTCACCAGATGAGTACGAGGATGAAGATGGTGGAGATGAGGAAGCAAAGTAATAACGCTTACCGAGTTTTTGTCCGATCTCGATGCAATTAGGCGTTACTGCATGAAAGAGTATGGCTGGACAATTCGAGAAACAGATAATCAAGAGTATAAGAAGTTATGTCGTCTGATAATCGAAAAAGAAGAAGCAAAATCAGAAAACAACAAAGTTTCACTTGTTGACTTTGTATCACAATACCAAGATGTCAATTAGGAAGGAGGTAAATAATGAATAAACTTCAAGGATTGACAATTAATCTAGACTTAGATGCTGCCAAAGTAGATGAGGGAATGAAAGGGTTGAAGCGGACCCTCGGCTCTGTGAATAGCGAAATGAAAGCGAATCTTTCGGCATTTGGAAAGGGAGAGAAAACTTTATCTAGATATGAAACAGAGCTAGATGGTCTTAATAAAAAGTTATCTGTTCAAAGCAAAATGGTTTCTCAAACTAAAAACGATTTTAAAGATTTAGAAAAACGAAATGCTTCTTTAAATGGAGAGTTGAAAGAGTCTAATAAAACGTTAACTGAGTCAAAAAAACGTTTTGAACAGCTTTCTAAATCTGGCAATGCAACTGAAAAAGAATTAAAAGAAGCGGAAAAAGAAGTCAACTCAAATCAAAAAGCGTATAACAAACTTAACAAAGAACTACAACAAATGCCAAAAGCTTTATCAGCTGGACAAAAAGCAGTAAACAATGAAGTTGCAAATTACAATAATTTGCAAAGAAAGATTGATACTACGATAGAATCTTATAAGAAATTCAAGAGAGAGCAAGCTGTTAAAAGTTCACCGTGGGGAGCGGTGACTCAAGATTTAGACAAGTATCAAAAAAAGTTAAATGAAACAGGTGATAAGCTTGTCGCCTTCGGGAAAAAAGGAAGTTTGTATATGGCACCTGTTGCGTTTGGTTTAGGTTTTGCTACCAAAAAAGCGGCTGATTTTGAACAACAAATGTCGAATACTCTTTCTGTTATGTCACCTGGCGAGGTAAATCAATATAAAGATGCATTGAGAGAACTCGCTATTCAACAAGGTGCAGATACGAAATACTCCGCCTTAGAAGCCGCACAGGCACAAGAAGAGCTTTTAAAGGCAGGTCTTTCAGTTAAAGATGTTATAAACGGTGGATTGTCTGGAGCGCTTTCATTAGCAACAGCGGGTGAGTTAGATTTAGCTTCAGCGGCAGAAATTGCAGCTACAGTTTTAAATGCGTTCAAGGATGATAATTTAAGCGTGGCGGATGCGGCAAACATTCTAGCTGGTGCAGCAAATGCTTCTGCCACAGGTGTAGAAGAAATGAAGATGTCTTTACAACAAGTTTCTGCTGTTGCCAGTGGTGTTGGTCTCTCATTTGACGATACATCAACAATGTTAGCAGTATTTGCGCAGAATGGTTTAAAAGGTTCCGATGCAGGTACCTCTCTCAAAACAATGCTACAAAGATTGCATCCTACGACCAAAGCGGCATGGCAACAATTTGATGCTCTCGGTTTAAGCATTGTGGACAATGAAACTGCCATGAAAGTATTACAAGAAAATGGTGTAAAACCGCTTTCTAACGACACGGATAAATTAATGGGACAAATTCAAGATTTAGCTAAAAGTTTAGCAGGTCCAAAAGCAAGCGCTTCTAAAGTTAACAAGGAATTTGAAGAATTAACAGTTGCTACTGGAGCGGTTCACTCTGCGTTTTACGATACGAATGGGGAATTGAAATCAGCAGAAGAAATATCTGGTTTATTGCAAAGTAGCCTAAAAGACCTAAATTCTGAACAGCGGAGTGCGGCGCTAGGTGCTATGTTTGGCTCCGATGCAGTTCGTGCTGGGAATATTGCTTATCGTGAAGGCGCGGATGGAATAAAGAAAATGCGCACTGAAATGGGAAAAGTAACTGCTGATGATGTAGCAAAAATGAAAATGGATAACCTGAAAGGTACTATTGAAGAAATATCTGGTGCAATTGAAACCTTCGCAATAAGTATTGGAACATCGTTGACACCTGTATTACGTGGTCTAGGAAAGTATATTCAAAAAGCAGCTGATTGGTTCAATGGCTTAAATGATAATACAAAAACAATAATCGCTACTGCTGGAGTTGTTGCCGTGGCAATTCCAATAGCTGGACTAGCATTTGGATTCATCGCAAAAGGAGCAGCTGCAGCTATCTCGCCTGTGAAGAAACTAACAGCCGCGTTAGCAGAAAACTCGGTTGCTGCCGGAACTAATGCTGCTACTACGCAAATTGCTGGAAACGCTTTGCCAGTCACTGGAGGAAAAAGTAAAGGTTTCTTAGGTAAAGCTGGCTCACTTTTTAAAGGAAGCAAAGGTGCAAAAGTACTATCTACAGCTGACATGACAGGTGATATTGCGAGTTATAGCAAATTCGGAAAAATTGGGGCTGGTTTGAAAGGCGTTGGAAAGGCATTACCTGGTCTAGGAATTGCATTATCTGCAACACAACTTATTGGTATTAATAAGAAAAATGCTGGCGATAAAGTTGGTAGCGCAGGTGGGAGCTTAGCTGGCGGGACAGCAGGAGCCGCTATAGGAACAGCAATTGCTCCAGGAATTGGAACAGCTGTAGGTGCGGCGATAGGAGGTATTGCTGGAACTAAATTTGGGCAGGCATTCGGTAAAAAAATACAGAAGGAAATACCTGAATATAAAGCTAAATTCGGTTTAATTTGGGATGCACTTTCATTCTCAGCAAAAGAACATCCTATTCTATTGAATCCAGTTAATCAAATTAACGATCAAATTAAAATGGCGAAAGCAGGATATGCGGCTATAAAAGATGTGTTTGCTAATCCTTTGAAAACGGATATTTCCGGAAAAGGTATTAGTAAAGATACAGCCAAAAATGTAAATTCTTATAAAACTATGTCTCAAAATGCAATCTCTGAATTAAAGTATTTGGAAATGTCCGGGGATGTAATCACTAAATCAACATCAGCTAAAATTAGTAAAAATTATAATGGGATGGTTGCTCTTGTAGAAAAATCTTTTGAGAAAACCAAAAAAAGTTCTGATAAGAATTTAAATACTTTGTCAAAGAATAGCATGTTATCAGAAGCGGATATAAAAGCAGTTAAAGAAAAACAAGCAAAAATACAAAAGCGATCATTAGATGAAGTGAAGAAAAACAATGAACAAATTCAAAAGCTAAACAAAGATATGGCTACTAAAAATGCTGATATAACAAAGAAAGAGAAAGCGGACATAAAAGCGATTAACGACAAGGCTGCAAAGGAAGGTAGAGTTTTAACCGCTTCGGAGGAACAGCAAATTACGAGCATCAAACGTAATGCAGCAAATCAACGAAAAGCTAGTAATCAAAGTTACAGCAATCAAATTCAAACAATATCTAAAAAACAAGAAACTGCTGTGGTTAGTTCATTGAGTAAGTCAGCAAAAGAACAAAAATTAATATTAGGAAAACTGAAAGACAGTAGTGGGAAATTAAGTACAGAGCAAGCTTCAAAAGTCGTAAAAGAATCTAAACGTGCTAAAGACGGAGCTGTAAAAGAAGCGAATAGTAAATATAAAAAAGTTGTTGCTGCTGCTGATGAAGAATACTATGTGAACGGAAATATTACGAAAAAGCAACATGATGATATTGTAAAAAAAGCTAAGAGTCAAAAAAATAAAACCGTAAAAGCGGCAACTGAAATGCACGAACAAGTAGTCAGTCAAGCTCAATCACAAGCTTCTGGACATCTGAAACAAGTTGATTGGGAAACTGGGGACTCGTTATCAAAATGGGATAATTTTAAAGTCAGTTTAGCAGGTGTGATTAACTCTGTCACCGGTGGAGTAAATAAAGTATTAAAATTCTTTAGTTTACCTACCATACCAGAATGGAAACCAAAAGGTTATAATGATGACACAAAAAAAATAAATACTAGTAAAAGAACTTCGTACGGCAGTCAGTTAGCGATGGATTACAAGGGTTCTAATAATGCGTCCGGAAAAATTATGGCTGGTGAAGAAGGTTTTGAAATTGCATACAATAAACGCAAAGCACAAGCTCAGATTTTAGGTGCGAATGGTGCAGAAATAACGCATGTTGCGCCAGGTACTAAAATTTTGAATCATGCAGATTCGAAAAAAGTCATGCAAGGTGGTCTTGGTAAAACATTACCTGGATTTGCAAGTGGCAATTCAACGATCAATGATTTCTTGAGTGACGCTTGGAATGGGACAAAAGCGGTAGCTGGAAAAGTAGTTGATTTTTCTAAAAAAGCTTTTGACTGGGCAGCGCATCCTATCAAAAATTTAAATAAACTTTTTGGTGGCTTGTCTGTTGGCGTTAAAATGGGTAACGATGGTAATTTAGGTTCTGACATGCTGAACTATTTAAAAAACAGTATCGGCGCACCTTTGGAGAAAATGCTGTCTGGTTTTAAAGAAACTGCGCCAGTGGCAGGACCGGCTGGGAAAGGTGCTTCGGCGTGGTCTAGTGTTATTAAGAAAGCGGCTCTAGCCATGAAAGTGGATTTGTCCGGTAGTGAATTAAAAGGCATTATTGCACAAATTCATCGTGAATCTGGCGGGAATGAAAAAATAACTCAGTCATCTGCTGTTGTGGATGTTAATACATTATCAGGCAACCCTGCTAAAGGTTTGCTTCAATATATACCGCAGACTTTTAACGCATACAGAATGAAAGGTCATAATAATATTTTTTCTGGTTATGATCAGTTGCTGGCGTTCTTCAATAACTCATCATGGAGAAACGACCTTCCCTACGGAAAACGAGGTTGGGGACCACGAGGACATCGTAGATTTGCTAATGGTGGTTTTGTAAACAAAAATGAAATGATAGAAGTTGCTGAGAACAATAAGCCGGAAGTAGTCATACCGCTTACTCGGAAAAATCGAGCAGTTCAATTAATCAAAAAAACAAAAGAAATCATTGGAATGAACGATGGAGGAAGTGTTGTTGTCAATAGTCCTGACAATTCTGACATGATTTTATTGCTTCAACAGCAGAATCAGATTTTAATGCAACTACTTCAAAAAAATAGCGATGTGTATCTGGATGTCGATAAAGTTGGGAAGTTGGTAGAAGCTGTAATTACAAAAACGCAGAACAATCGTATAAGTCGTAAAGACCGAGTACAGGGGGTTAGAACAACGTGGCAAAAATAGGATTTACGTATGCCGGAATTCATAGTAACGACATTCCAGCAGTTGTTAATAGTATTAAAAGAAATGCAATCAATATCTCTGAGAATATGCAAGAAGTACCTGCCAAAATTGGTGGGTACTTTTTTGGGAATTCCGTCGGTACTAGAAGCTTTGACATTAATATTACGCTTATGGGGAAATCGGAAGCCGAACGAGTGGAAATTGCGCATGATTTAAGTAATTTAATCATACAAACTAATAGTTTTGAAAACGAAATTATTTTTGATGATGAGCCAGAGTGGGTTTATTATGGGCATTTCGCACAGATGGCTGAATTAACAGAATTGCAAACAGATAATTATACAACAACTATTACATTTGTTTGTAGTGATCCACGAGCTTATGGGGAACAAAGAGAAATCACTGTGAGCGAAAGCCCAGCGATTATTGAAGTAGAAGGTTCACAATTAACAAGTCCAATTATTCATGCGATAGCGACTGAAGATTTAACTAGTCTATCATTTGCAACAGATGATGACTATATTTTTCTGGGTGCTGATATTGACCCAGATACAGGACAAACAGCTGTGAAAATGTATGAGAACGTGTTGTCCGATAGAGCAAATGACATGACGTTGTGGGATGGCATTGGGCAAAGTAATATTACTTGGGAATTAGAAAATGGTAAGCCTGCGAAAACAAGTTCTTTTAAACAGACTATCAATACTATTCGTGTAAATTCCTATGGTGAAAAAACAGAAACCGCGCCATACAAATCGTGGAGAGGTCCTGTAATGAAACGAATGTTGACGTCAGAATTAGACAATTGGAAAGTCACCGCTCGATTAGCAAATATTACTCAAAAATACCCGCGCGCTAGAACAAAAATAGAATTGTATTTGTTAGACAAAGATAGCAAACGGATGGGTAAATTTATGATTAAAGATGCCCAAAACGGGCGAGCTATGAATTTGGGATTAGAAATTGGGAGGACAACGAAAGACAGGTATCTTTTTGCTGCAACTGAGGGAAAAGTAGTTAAGAAAAAGAATACGAAAGTGGTTTATTCAAAAAAAGTACAACAAACAGTTAAGTATACAGAAAAAGGCAAAACAAAAACTAAGCAAGTTTGGAAAACAATAAATACGACGTATGAGGTTGGAAATAACTATAATGAATTTTCAGATGCTTACTTTAATCTTTCTATTGAAAAGCGTGGACAGTTGTTTATTGCGGAAATAGTTAAATTGAATGATAAAGGTAGTCAAGCTTGGAAACGAACCTATAAATGGAAAGACTCAAATAATAAATTTCCAACTAAATTAGCGGGCATCGGCATTTATATGGCAAAAATGGATATCACAGAAGACTTCAATAATCAGACATATAAAGATAACGATGTTGTTTTTTGCGACTTAGTTGTACAAAAAGTTAATCCAGAGGCAGATGTGAAAAATAATCCGGAGGTCATAATTCATGCAGGGGATGAGATAATGATTGACTGCGAAGCTGGAGTTATTATGAAAAATGGTTCAGTGTTCATGGAAAATCTAGCGATTGGGAGTTCTTTTCCTTCGTTTTTTGGTGGCTATCAAACTCCGGTGGCTTTCAGCGAAGGAGCGGACTGGTCTATTGAATATAGACCAACGACTTATTGAGGAAGGAGGGGAAATATGTTAACTGTATTGAACAGACAAAGAATTACTGTAGGCGTGTTATCAAATGACATGCCTTTTTCGTGTCCTTTTTGGGATGATGAGAGAAATGAGAAGCTTGAAAACTTTGATGACACATACACCGTTACCATCCCCGCAGAACATGAAATGGCTGAACATGTTCACGAAGGTAATTATATTTTGTTTGAAGACGAACAAGCTAAGTTACGATTATTTCGTATTTATGAAGCTGAAAACGGGTTAAATATGCAAGGACGATACATCAAAGCCACAGCAGAAAATGCATTTATTTATGATTTAAATGCAACTATTATATCAAATAAATTACTGACTGATATAAGAGCTGATATAGCGCTTGAATATATTTTACAGCAGACGGGATGGTCGGTTGGTAAGAGAGAATTCGTTGGACAAATACGTACTATTGAATTTGCAGACAATATAACGGCTCAAGCTGGATTACAACAAGTTATTGCAGAATATAAAGCAGAAATTGATGCTTACGTGGAGAGCTTTGGCGGTCAAATCATTAATTATAAATTTGATTTAGTTGACGAACGAGGCAACAATACAGCTAAACGATTTGAGTATATGAGAGATATTCAAGGTCTTAAGAGAATCACTAGTGATAAATCTATGTATACTGCTCTCATTCCCCTTGGGAAAGATGGACTGACAATTAAATCAGTAAACGATGGTTTAAATTACATTTATGATGATGAAGCGAATTGGTTGTATAACGACGGCAGAGAATATTTAAAAGGGGTCATAACAAAAGATACGATAACAAATGCGCAAGCTTTAAAAGATTGGGCGCTACTGGAGCTTGAAAAAGTTAATCATCCTTTATCCACGTATGAGGTAGACGTGATATTACTAGCAGAGATGTTAGGGTATGAGCCACACCAAGTCACACTTGGAGACACAGTGAGAGTAGTCGATTTGGATATGGATATAACTTTATCTGCAAGAATCATAGAAAAGACAACTTCTTTTAGTGATCCGTCTAAAAACAAGGTTGTACTTGGTGATTATATCGAATTGGAAAACGTCACACCGCTGGCTATTTGGGAACTCCAAGCGCAAATTGAAGAAGCTAAAAAACAAATAGAAGAAACGAAGACGTGGAAAGTAGAATTATTTAGCACTAGTGGTTCTACTTTTAAAAATAATGTCGGCACTACACAACTTATTGCAAGAGTTTATGATGGAAAAACAAACATAACGAATAGTATTGAGCGTGGTGATTTTATTTGGGAGAAGATAAACAATGACGGTACACACGACTTAGTCTGGGAAAATGAACATGCAGGAGCTGGTAATGTTGTTAATATCTCTGGAGAAGACGTTTTTATCAATGCAACTATTAGATGCTCGGTTAATCAAGGAAGTGAAGCTAGTATTCTTATGATTAATGAAGGGCAAGGTTACCTGTTTGCAGAACTACCACGTGAATTTCCCGCGGGGGTAGAAGTGAATTTATCGGTTATGCAATGTGCGCAAATAGATGTGCAAAATGGCTATATTTACTGGTCACAAGAATATTACGGAAGTAAAAAAAGTAAAGTCGGTGGGCAACAATCTTATAACATTTATAGAACTACACTCGATGGTACTTTTGTCGATATGATGTGGGCTCTCGGTGGAGGTCATGGGACTATGTTTGGTGTGGATTCTACATCTGGTGAGACTCACATTTGGTCTTATTATGTAACACCATTGCCACAGGCAGAGAAAGCGATAGCAATGTTTAAATATGTCCCTTTCAAAGAACAGTTTTATGACGACTCAATGGCATTTAAACTTGAAGCACCTGACGGATTCCGCGTGACATACGACCAAACAAGCGACTACGTAGTTATGAGTCCAGGCGTTTCAAATTTAACAATTAATGTTTGTAAAAAGTCTGATTTATTTGCCGGGAGAATAGCTCCTTTGTATACATTTAGGACAAGAGATTGTGGATTTACAACTACTTTATACACGTTGCAAGGACTACATGTGATGTTCCCGTATGCGTATTTGTCAGCAGGAGGAAACTTTACAGGAGCTGATAAAAACCAACTTTGGTGCTGGGATATGGTAAGCAATAGTTTAGTTTATCATCATGTTTTTCAACAAAAATACTATCCTGTACAAGGCTCAACTAATGAGTGCGAAGGGGCTTATCCATTTCTTGATGCAAATGGAAAGAGAATGATGCAATTGAACCTAGGGCAAGGTGATGGAGGTAAAAGATATAACCGAATTTATGTTATGCCCGAAGAAAGGATGATGGATGATGACAATTAGAGCAGCAGCGGAAATAACATTGACAGATATTAATGATGCAATAGTAGCTGGTGAAGCGCCGTTAAACCCAACCACCGATTTATTGTGGATGGATAGTAGTGCCTCACCTAATGTGCTACGAAGATGGGATGGAGAAAAATGGGTCAGTCAAACATTGAATATCAAAGAGGCTGACCCGGAAACTAGTCAAAAAATAGATGAAGCGATAACGACTGCTAATAACGCATTAGTAGAATCAAGTGCTAATCATAAACCAGTCTTTGATAAAACACAGCCAAGTAATCCGCTAAAAGGAGATACTTGGTTTAAAATAGATGAAAATACTAAAACAATCGTCGGGGTATACACATGGAATGGAAATAGTTGGGAAGAATTGCCCTTAGATTATAATGCTCTAAGAATAGGCAAACTTTCAGCTATTACGGCAGAACTTGGAGACGTCAAAAGCGGAAGTATCACAGGTACTGAATTTATTCATAATATAAATTACAAAGATAGTGATGATAACCTATACACAGGTGTTGTGAAAATGAACGATGACGGGTTCAATTCAACTTCCTATTTGCCTACGGGTATCGGCTCAACAGTTTTAGAGAGCATCACAAGCACATTGGGTGGATACAAAGTAGCTCAAAAACTAATTGATGTAGCTGGAGAGAGTAGTTTAGGAAGCTCTATTTTGACCGGAAAATCTCTACAGTTTAATGAGAACGGAAATATTAAGCTATCTATTGACGCAGATTTATTTTACTCAATGCCGTGGCAAGATTTAATATTAAACTCTGGATATTCAACAGCAGAAGGGAATACTCCTCAATTTAGAATTATTTGCATCTTTGGTATCAGAATTGCCTTTTTCAGGGGGCAAGTGCAAAAATCAACTGCATGGACCTCTGCAAATAACGCTTTTGCGTCTGTTCCTTTCGAAGTTCAAACAACAAAAACAGCAATGGCTTATGCACCGACAAACAAGTCAAGCGGCGGCCGAGTGCATGCATCATCTAGTAACGCGATGGGATTTATACCTGCGGATACAAGTATTACGTATTTCGCGTTAAATCAATTATTTTATATTTTAGATTGAAGCCGAATAGGCTTTTTTTATGTCAAAAACAGATGGGATGATGAAAATTGGCACTGGGGAGTATATCAATAGCAGGGATGAGCGTAGGCGAGTTAATAGCGTTAATCAGCCTAATAGCCGCTATTGTGGGTTTTGTGATTAGGTGGGCGCTAGTCGCACCTTTGAGAAACATGATTGATTCGCTTGACATTACATTAAATAGTCTGAGAGAAGAAATGTCAGAAAGCAAAAAAGACCGCATCAGCTTAAGAGAGAAGCAAAACGATCATGATAAAGAAATCGCTTTATTGAAGCGGGAGGATAAAGCAATTTGGAAGTATATAGCGAAAACTGAGAAGGAGGAAAAATAATGAAAATTAACTGGAAAGTACGATTCAAAAACAAAACATGGGTGATTGCGATGATAGCAGCGGTTTTCTTTATTATTCAAGCTGTGTTGCTTGTTTTTAACGTGACATGGGATTATAACGAGTTGTTAAAACAACTGATTACAGTTATTACTGGTGTATTTGCGGCATGGGGTTTAATTATTGACCCTACGACTGCGGGTAGCAAGGACAGCGCTCAAGCGCAAGAATATACAGAACCACGAAAGGATGATAAATAATGACAAGTTATTATTATAGTAGAAGTTTAGCAAATGTAAATAAATTAGCGGATAACACCAAAGTGGCGGCGAGAAAACTTCTCGATTGGGCGGAAAATAGCGGCATTGAAGTATTAATCTACGAAACAATTAGAACGAAAGAGCAACAATCCGCTAATGTCGCGAGCGGAGCGTCTCAAACAATGCGTTCTTATCATTTAGTAGGACAAGCGCTAGATTTCGTCATGGCGAAAGGTAAAACTGTTAATTGGGGTGGTTATCGCTCAGCAAATGCGAAAAAATTTATTGCAAAAGCGAAAGCATTAGGATTCACTTGGGGTGGTGATTGGGACGGTTTTGTTGACAATCCGCACTTGCAATTTGAATACAAAGGCTATGGAACAGATACTTTTGGTAAAGGGGCTAGTGCAAATGTTCCAGCTAAGCCAAATACGCAAAGTAATAGCAGCTTGGGATTAGTTGATTACATGAATATGAATAAACTAGATTCCAGTTTTGCGAATCGTAAAAAACTAGCGAGCAGTTACGGAATCAAGAACTACACTGGAACAGCTTCGCAAAATACAACTTTATTAGCGAAATTAAAAGCAGGAAAACCACACACACCAGCAAGCAAAAACACATACTACACAGAAAACCCCGGAAAAATAAAAACTTTAGTACAGTGCGACTTATACAATTCGGTTGACTTCACCGAGAAGCACAAAACAGGCGGGACATATCCGGCCGGAACGGTGTTCACGATTTCGGGAATGGGAAAAACAAAGGGTGGAACACCTCGCTTAAAAACAAAAAGCGGTTATTTTCTAACTGCAAACAAGAAGTTTGTTAAAAAGATTTAGTTTGTTACCCTCGCTTCTTGCGGGGGTTTTTTATTTAAGGATACTTTTGCGATACTTTAAAAGCTAATAAATAAGCTAAAATGAATATGACATCATTTTGTAGCTGTTAAGCGCTGTTAAGCACGTATAAAAGCATTTAAAAGCTGTTTAAAGTGATTTGAATTCTAAAAAAATGTTTACTTTTAAGCTAAATGTGTATAATATATATTGTAAGGACTTAAAACTTGGAGGGATGAAAATGGTAGGTGTTCAGTTTAAAACAACAATCATGGTTGATGATGCTAAGGGTCAAAAATTATTAGGCGAAAAGTTCAATCCTACTATTAATAACATTTCGGAAAGAAAAGCGATTGCTAGTATAAGAAAGAATTTTGCACAAATTCCAAAGATGAACATTACTAATGACAAGAGATAAAGAATTCGATGTTTCAACATATTCTGTTGTTGAATATGTTGGTGATTTAAATAAAGAAACGTTTGATTGTCATAACCCTTCCATTAATAATTTTTTATATAAAGAATCACGCGAATTCAACCTCTCTAATTTAGCTAATACTACGATAGTTTATGATAATAAAGAAAAACGGATACTTGGTTTTTACACTTTAAACGCGGGAGTGATCGAGTTTACAAGAAGAAATGATAAATTTGTCCGGCATAGCCCTGGTTTTGATGGTAATACTATGTTCGCTGATGGAGGAGTTCAAACCTATCCTGTTATTCATCTAGCATATATCGCATTGAACAAAGAATATCAAAGAAACAATGAATATAGATATGGGACACAGCTATTAAAACAAGTGTTTGAAGTATTAATTTGTGATATTAAAGAAAGAATAGGGTTTTCAGCATTAAAAGTATCGGCTTTATCTGAATCAGTTGATTTTTATTTGAGAAATGGTTTCGAGTATGTTTACTATAAACCTGAAATGTGTGATATTAAGGAGTATGATATGTTTATTCGATATAATCGACTCAAAGAAGGAATAATAAAATCTTGACCATCCCCTAACCTCACCGTTAGGGCTTTTTTTATGCAAAAAGCGCCAAGCATGTGCTTAGCGCTTATCCTTTTCGATAACAGGTTTAAAATACTTTTCTTCTGCTTCAAGTCGAGCTTTTATAGCATCTTCTTTTTTAGTGAATCTTCCTAAAAAATGATGGTTCCTTTTAAACGTGATAGAAGCTTCCCATTTTTTTCGACCTTCATTCCAGCGAACTCCTTTGATTCCGCTTTTGTTTCTAGTTGAAATTTTCCGTGTTAAAGCTGATTTCAATGTACCGTCGACACTATCAACTTCGAGTTTTCGCGCAAGTGCTTTTTTCTTAACTTCCTCCGAGTGTAGATTATTTTTTGCATATTTATTCCCATTTTCTTTCGCTAAGCACCCGCATGATTTCACATAACCTCTTTTGAGTTGCTGAGCTAATACTTCTTTTTCATTACCGCACTCGCATACGCACTTCCAAACCGCATTTCCGTTTTTAGAACGAATAAACTCTTTCACAGTCAATCTCCCAAAAACTTGTCCAGTTAAGTCGGTAATATGATTATTCATTGTATTGCCTCAACAATCATATAATCAGTTGAATCATCTAAATAAGCAGTAAAATGCTCTGTAGTATTTACAGATTCAGCGAGTTTAGTTATATTGTCATCGTTCATATCCAGTTTAATCTTTTCACCGTCAAGCAATTCGGAGCTGATTTCATCCGTGTTATAGCCATATTTTTCGAATACTGTTGTTAACTCTTTTAAAATCTCATCATTATTTATTTCTTTTTCAATTTCGTAGAATTCGTCTAGCATTTCGCCCGCTGTAAAGCCGAAAACTTCCGCTGTCAGTCGTACATTTTTTGCAGACATTTGGTCCACTGTTTTTTTGTCTGCCATTCGGATTGTTTGGTGTGCGAGTCCTGTCGCATTTCCTAATTGATAAATTGTCCAATCTTTTCCATCTAAGTATTTTTTTATAAATCCAGCCATTTATTTTTCCTCCTCTACGTATCTAAAAATTACAGTGTAATATCCCATTTCTTCGTTGTCGCTAGCGTCTTCACCGTACACAACTTCTAATTTTGTTCCGACAGGTAGCAATACTTCTTTTTCATCTTCGCAATCTTCAGCACCTAGTGCAATTACTTCATTTTCATTGTCATAATCAACAACGTGGCAAGGTACTTCATTTTCAATTTCAAAATTATATTCAACAGGACAATCATTACATACTGTAAAAGCACCACCGTCTGTCCAGCTTTCTTGCTTTTCTAATGTGATTACTTGACCTTTTTCAAAACCTAATTCCCAGTTTGTATTGATATTACGTCCAAGCCCCGCAATTTTAGCATTTATATCTTTAGCGATTTCATTTCTATCTATTGTTTTGCATTTTTAAATTCCTCCCGTTTCTTTACTATATACATATTATAGCGCAATATATTTGATTAGTCAACTATATTTGAGTAATTAATTTCAAAAAAAATACCCCGAACTAAAAAGTTCGAGGTTGCTGTTATATTAAGCAGCTAATAGTTGAATGAAATTACTAGATGCAAAACATCTATGGGTATATTATTGCATAAACTATTTCTTACTTCAAGAGAGATATATATTAAAATTTAGTCCTAATTACCTCTTGATAAAAAGAACGTTTGTTCGTATAATCTTAACAAGAGGTGACAAGTATGTATAATTTGATTGACAATGAGTTAGAAAATACAATAGTTTTAATTGATGCAATGAATCGCAATTGGTCAATAGAGATTTTATTTTTAAAGAATAATCATCATATGCGCTACAAGTATGTAGTGCCTGTTTTTATCGACTATGAAAAACAGATAGTTCAACTACAACGTTTTGACGAGCGCATATTTGATATTAATATAGAAGATATTGTTTTTTGCGAGGTTATGATATGAGAGTATATTCATTTAATGATTTTAAGTATATTTGTTATATAGAAGGGAAGGGAAAAGCTGTAGAAAAAATCTTCTCTGGACTACTTGAGACAAAAGAATTAAAGTCATTTTATAAAAACCTTGAGAAAAAACATCTTGATATAAATACTATTTATAATGAATATTTATTTCAAAGTAAAAACAAATAA